CCCCCTCGGCGTGGGCCAGAGCTGCATCGTTCCCTTGTATATGCCTTCGGCCACGTCGATGAAGTCATGCGTGCCGCCGGAATACTCCAAAGCAGCCTCAATCCAGTCGCGGCATCTCTCTAGCTCTTTATCCATGAAGCCTCGTAATTGCTAAAGTTGACGCGGGTATTGCTGGCACCGGCGAAGACGCTGCGGTGTAATTCAGAAAGCCCGACGTGCTGTCGATCATATAATTCACTTCCAAGTAGTCATTCGCCGCAAGTGTAAATATCTGCGTGCGCGACGTGACCAGCGTGGCGTTATTCTGGTGCAGCGCAGTGGTCATTGCGCTGTTGGCTACGTTGGTGCCGTTGACGCTGGGCCAGAAGTAGAAGTGAACCGTGCTGGCTGACGTCGATGATATTTGCGCGGAAAACGATACGACGTATTGGCCCGCCTCCTCGAACACGATCCGCGACGCAGGCGTGCCTTGCGTGATGCCGTCATTGCCCGTGGGCGCGTCATATGTCAGCTTGTACGCCGTGTTAGCGGCAACAGGCGTGACGTCAGACGTCAGCATAAAATCAGCGTGGCCGTCTTCCAGCACAACTTGCCGCCACTCGCCGTTTTTACTGACAACGGGGTATTCGTTTATGCGATCCCACATCAACACGCCGTCTTCTGCCGCGCTCTCGCCGCCCGTCTGCTGCACCAGAGGCGATCTTGTCTGTCCGAGATACAGCATCATGCGCCGCGCCCATGACTTCCAGTCATCGCCCTGCGGCTCTGGTGCGCGGTACTGCTGCGTCATCTACGTCCACCCGCAATAGCGTCTAGCCGGTTTATGCCAACGCGCCAGTCGGCAAGCCGTGCGCCGTCAACGCGCATCCGCACCTGACGGCCAGTGAAGCGCATGCTGGTGGGGTTGGACATGCTAAACGGCCCGTATGATCTCTCGGTGCCGTTGGGATAGAAGCGCGTTTTAAACGTAGCGCTGACATCGCCCTGCGTCTTCTCGTCGGGGATCATCTCCGTTATGCTCACAACGTTATCGCCGGAGCCAAGCATGATGGGGCCGGTTTCCGCAAACGGCGTCAGGCCGCCATACTCGAACCCGATTTCATGCTCGTATATCTTATTGTCAGACGGGTCGGCCATCATCGGCTGACGGAATGTGCCTGCGTCTGTTCCCGCTGTACGCGATAGCGTACCGATCGACCACGTATTTTCCACGTAATTATATGAGACGTAGCGGTCGTTTTCAGTAGACGCGCTGGACGGATAGAACCACCACACCTCGCCATACTGGCCGTTTGACATGGCAAACGCCTTACTGATCTGCGCGCGGTTGATGTCGTTGAAAACGTAGTCTGACACGTCGCTCTGGATCTCCTGCACGCCGCCGCCTGTGTAGGCGTAGAACGCATGCACGCCCATCCAGAAGCAGCCGACGTCCACGTTGGCGTATGCAAGTTTTGCCGCCAGCCCGCAGGAAGAGCCGACGCGCTCAATGCCGTAAACGTAGGGCGGGCCAATGTAGTTGGCGACATGCGCGTCACGCGTCGTCAGAATAAGCGTCTGGCCGCGCACAGAAACGCCCGCCATAATCTCGCCCTCGGTTTGCAGCTCAAGATCGCCAGCCTCGTTTGTCGCGGCTGGCGTCCACGTTGTATTGTCTTCGCGGTCAGACCACTGGACAAGGCGCGGATTGCCGCCAGCGCCAAGGCAGAACAGGAAGCGCTCAGCCGTGACGACGATGCTCTTATTGTCGACAGGCGCGTTGGCGACTTGCGCGGCGACCGCGCCGGTGTTTAGCTGCCACTCGTAAACCTTGCCGTCGTCTTCGTTGTTGGCCAGCAGATATTGCCCCCACGCCTGCAAGTTCCACGCGGTGGCTGGCTGGATGCGTACAGTGTCAGGCCGCGCAACGCCGTATGCGTAGCTGCCGAACAAGCCGCCGCCGAAGCCGGTAAACGCTATGGCGTTTTCGCGGCCAGCGGTCAGGCCGACCGGCGTGATGTCGTATTGCACGCCAGCGCTATTGTAGGCGTAGAGCTTGTTATACGTGCCGGTGGCAATCCATCTGGCGTTGGTATTGTCTGACCAAGTTAGCATTCCGCGCGGCGTGGCATTCGTGGCGGTGTCGGATCTTGTGCGCCAACCCCTGACCGGCTGCATCGTGCCGTCGATCCAGCGGATCAAACTAGCATCGCGCCAGCGGCCCATGCTCTGCAAGTCGGTGCCGTTGCGGTAAACCCCAGCGGGTACGTCTAATCTAATCAGGGCCATCGTTGCCTCGTTGGTGTTGCGCGCTTGCCGCAGTGTAACACATGACCATTTGATGCGCAAAAGGGCAGCGTTTTGCTGCCCCTAGCGGTGTTATGCTACGTCGGTCAGTTGACCATTTCAGCTTCTTCCGGCTCAGCCTCAAGCGAATTGGCAAGCGCCTCAATAAACGCGCCACGGCCAACGCTGAGCTGGTCAATGTTAAACTGCGCATTCGCAAGCTTGCGCTCAAGATCCTGAATGTGGTTCAGGAAAACGCGTTGCTGATCGGTCATGTCCTCGACGTTATATTCAACATCATTGACCGTGATGGGGGTCTTTTCATTTTTACCCATGTCTATTCTCCTTTAAGGTTAATTAAGTGTTAGCTGCAATAGCTGCATTAGCAGCAGTCATGTCTTCTGTAGTCCAGAAATCCTTAGCAACCATTAACTGTAGATGCTCTACGTTGCGTGACACAGTGTCAGCCCAATCAGCGTCATCCATGCCCTCTGGTTGCCCAGCGTTCAATAGATCAACAGAGTGACCCATTGCTGTGTAGTGTTGTGCGATTTCTTCCGCAGTTGGTGTATCAGTCATGTCTTTCTCCTTTTCTGACTGGTTACGGTTAAGCGTTTTCTAGGGCAGTGATCCGTGCCTCTAGTGTTTCAATGCGATCCATTGCCTCTTGCAGTGCCTTGACTGCTTTCATGTAGAGGACGGAGTAATTTACCGATTTAGTAACTGTTCCCAAATCATTTCCATCAGTGTCATAATCGGGTGTTTCATAAACCAAACCCGCAGAAACTGTTTCAACCTCTTGAGCGATTAAGCCAATCTGCCTATGCGTTTGACCTTCAATCATGTTGTAGTTACGAACTCTCAGGGCTTTGATGTCATCCCATTGTGGATTTGCGTCTACAATGTTTTCCTTGAGCTTCTGATCAGATAGCGCAGTATAGCTGTTATTGGTATTTTGAATGTTTCCGTTTGTCCAAACCCTTAATGAAACTGTCCCGCCTGTCCCTGTTATGTCTGTCGCACTATAAACACCTGTCAAAAGGGCTTGGCTAGTTCCCGCAGCATAACTGCTTATCAACGACATAATGCCAGTGCCTGTTGAGTAAATATTTGTGCTACCAGAACTGTTTAAATGATACCTAGGATTACCACCCCCATCCGAAAGAACGATGTTGTTGTTTGAGGTGCGGATGTCCAAGCCGCCTTGGTTGCCGTTGAAGCGGCCAAGGATGGTGTTTGAAGCACCTGAAGTCATCAAGTAGCCAGCCGATTCGCCAATAAATGTGTTATTGCCACCTGTCGTACTATAGCCAGACAATCTACCTATCATTGTAGAGTTTGCGGCTGTAGTAAGAACAGACCCTGCTCCCGCTCCAATTCCTACGTTATTATAGCCTGTCGTAATTGCGCTAAGAGCCGCAGCTTGGAAAGTAGCAGCCCCGCCGACAGCCACGTTGCTATAGCCTGTTGTGTTAGCATCAAGAGTGCCGAACCCAACCGCTGTGTTGTCAGTACCTGTCGTGTTGGAAAGCAAAGATTGATACCCAACAGCAGTGTTGTTGCTGGCGGTGGTGTTGGAGAATAGTGCCTCTGTACCCATAGCTACGTTTGCTGTGCCAGTAGTATTTGTATATAAAGACAAGTAACCAAAAGCATTGTTGTTATTAGCTGTGGTATTGTTAGCTAAAGAATTGTCTCCATAAGCAGAGTTTCTTACTCCAGTAGTATTATCATACAGCGCCTGATACCCAACGGCAGTGTTGTTGGATGCGGTGGTGTTGGAGAATAATGATTGTGAACCTATTGCAACGTTATATGACCCAGTTGTGTTGCCATTCAAACTATCTTGCCCTAGTGCAGCATTAAAGCTGCCTGTGGT